CGTAAGTTCTTTTATTTTTTCTATGTCTATCTATATTTTTATCTCTCCATTCTTTATGATATCCATTAAGATAATCTCTATTTTCTTTAGACCATTTTTGGTGACTTTCTGAAAGTCTTGTTTTATTTTTTTCTCGATATTTTTTATCAGAAACTTTTTTACCTCCTAAAAATTTTCTTCCGCTCCCTTTAATATTAACACCATTCTCTTTTAATATTCTACTAATTGTAAACGTAGACCAACCAAACTTTTTAGATATTTCGCGCAATCCTTTAAGTTCATCAACGAACATTTTTTTTATTTCAGTAATCTCTTGTTCTGTGGGGATAATCTTATTCATATAATATAAATATATTATATTATTACAAAAAAACAACTATTTAATTTTAATAATAAAAAAAGGTCAGATTTCTCTGACCTTTTAAAGATTTATTTAAAGATTTGATTATCTCAATTCTTGTAAATCAAATGTACGAACACCATCAACAGTAATACGTGCGTAGAAGCGGTTGTTCACCATCTTTTTCGCGTATCTTGTCATAATACCTTTGATAGGTGTGAAGTTGAATGGGTTGTACATTGTAGGTGTTAATTGTAGAGGTACATACGGTGCGTAGATGTAACCTGTGTCTAACAATGATGTTCCTTTGTGCCCGATTAACACTTGGTTAGGTGGGAAGTAAGGGTCACGGTAAACTTGGTAACGTCCTGCAAGAGTACCAACTCTTTCAATACCCATGTTGTATTGGTCTTGCTCAGGAGACGCGTTAGATACGTGGAAGTATTCTAAATCGTCGAAGATTGCAGAAACCTCAGATGATACAACAATCCAGTTAGCTCCACCACGAAGTGTAGACTTGTGGATTTGTGCTGACAATTGGTTGATTGCAGTAATCAATGTTTGATTCCAATCTTTCTGAGTGTAAGAAGTTGTTAAACCTTGAACTCTTCTCCATCCGTTGTAATCCCAACGTAGGTTCCAAGCCGCTCCTTTACGTAAGTCACGTAAGATTTCACGGTCAATTTCAGCCGCAACTTGTTCAGAAAGAAGAGCCGTTAACTCAGCTTCTGCGTCAATGTTGTGGAATGCCGCTACGTCTTGAGCAAGTTCTGGAGACCACTGAGCTCTTAACTTTCTTTCAGTTACAGTAACTGTTACTGATTGAAGGTCAAAAGATACCTCACCAATCTTATCTTCGAACTCAAGTTCTTCGTAACGTCTGAATACCGCAGTTAAACATGTATCTCCTGTAAGAGCCGCAGTAGCCCCATCAGCAAATGTTGTTCCTGTGTAACCATCTAAAGTACCATCACCACATGTTGCACATACTGGACAAGATAAATCCATTTCTAAATAGATACATCCGTCAGGAGTACAAATGTCTTGATAAGTACCACCGTTTCCTTTGTCAGCCCAAGTAGCAGTTGCACGTTTAGTGTAAAGACCGTTAACAATACCTTGACCATATTGTTGTGTAACAACACGGAAAAGAATTGACTTTGGTTTTGAAGTATCTCCATCTACATAGAATGGATTACAAGTTGAAGCGGTGCTCACTAAATCACACTCATTAGACGCAAATAAACGAAGGTCAGACAAGAAAGTTTCTGTGTCATACTCGTTACCATCAGGACCAATCATTTTACCAAGACCGTCTGGTGCGAAACCACAAAGTCTTACGATAAGTTTTCTTACATTTAAACCATCAAGGTCTACTGTAGTAGCTGAAAGAGGTGTTAATACTCCATTTTCCCATACTACAACGTCTGCATTAACAGTAACTGCTGACCAACGACCTTTAGAGTAGTCAAACAACCCTGGAGGGTCTAATTCAGGTTCGTTACCTTCGTAGAATAAATCGTAAAGGTTTTTAGCGTAAGCTCCTGCCCCTGTGTAACCATTTGATGGGTCACCAGGATAGTTACCAGGAGAACCGATAGGAGCGTAGTGGTCACCACTGAAATCTCCTGCAGTACCACCTGAGTAACCTTGGATTTTAGGTACGAAGTAGAACAATTTACCGATAGGTAAGTTCATAGCTTGTACAGAAACGATATCATTCGCTAATAATTTAGAGAATACACGTCTAACGATAGGGAATACTACAGTTTCGAATGAACCTGAGCTACCGTCAGAAGTTGCTTCATTGATTAGGAAAGACGCTTGGTTCTCATATAACTGAGCTACGTTTTCTTTTAGGTGGCCTTTAAGACCTTCTAGGAACCCTAATCTGTCCCATTTGTTAATTGTATCTTCTTTGATAACCTTAAGGTGCTTAAGACCTATGTTACCAACAAGACCTGATTCTAATAATGCTCCCATTTTATTGGTTTTTTTGTTTTTAGTTTAGTTTATTTTTATTATCTTAGTTTACCCATTAAATCTTTCATTCTAAGGAATTGAGGATTTTCATAAGTTTTTGACTCAATTAAGTTAACCGCTGAACCTGTTGAAGGTGCTTTTTCAATTACACGTTCGATAGACTCATTCATTGGTTGACTTGTCGTAGTTGAAAGCTCATCTTTAATGGTCTTATACAAATTCTTAGATTCTTTAATAGTTTCAACTCCATCGAATCTTCTAAGAATGTTGATTTTTTCTTGTTTTGATGTTGAGTGTTCAGTGAACAAACGTGTAGCGTATGCTAAGTTTGAGTTGAATACCGCAACTTCGTTTAGTTTGTTTCTGAAGATGTTAAGTGCTTTTCTGTATTCTTCATTCTTCTCTCTAAGGATTTGTAACTCTCTTAAAGTTTCACCTTCTTTAATTGCGGTGTTTGCTTTTGAATGAGCTCTTGGTTTTGGTAAACCACCCTTTCTGAAATTAGAACCACTACCATAAGTTCTTGAAGCTTCTTTAGTCTCCATTTTCTTAGGTTTGTGTTTGAATTCACCGTCAAGAGTTTCAGTATCTTTGTAAACGTTAACTTTCTTAGCGTTTCCTGTACCCATAGTCTTGTCAGATTTTTTCTTAACCACTTTAAAACCTCCACTTGTATTAGGATTTTTAGAATAGATGTCTTTTTTAGGACCTTTTCCGATTCCAACGCCTTTTGGTTTAACTGTTTTTTTAGACTCCATCATGTAGTCGTCTTCTTCATACATTTCTTCTTCCATATCTTCTTCGTCATCCTCAAAAGAAATTTCGTAGATTGTTTCTGAATCCATACCTTCCATCATTTCGTCTTCTAAGTCTGCGTCACCGTAGAACTCTTCTTCTTCCATCATTTCGTCTTCATCTTCCATCATTTCTTCGAAGTCCATTTCTTCTTCGTCTTCGAAATCCATGTCCTCTTCATCTTCGTAATCCATATCTTCTTCATCTTCATCTCCGAAAACTTTCGATACGATTGATTCAATAGACTCATCTTCTTCGTCCATTTCTTCATAACCTTCGTTCTCTTCGTCCCACATTTCGAACATTTCCTCTTCTTCTCCTTCTTGAACAATCATGTATTCTTTGTTTGTTTCGTTATCCTTAAGATTAATATTTCCAGCACCGTCTTTTTTAACGATGATTTTATCTTCAGGGTCCATCAATTCGAATACACGAAGAACTTGTTCATCGGATTGACCTGTCAAGTCGATTGTGTCCATAGAGTCCATGGCCATCATATCTTCGTCTTCATTATCAGTATCCATGTCTTCACCTTCTTCGTCGTCCATTTCTGGCTCTTCCATTTCAGGCTCTTCCATTTCAACATCTGTTTCAACCTCTGCATCTTCTTCTTCTTGTTCAGATAGAGATTCTTTTACTAGTTCTTTGATTTCTTCCTTCATTGTTGAAGCAAGTATTCCTTTTGCGTTTTCAGCAACCGCTTCTTCCAAATTTTTCATTTGGATGATTGCTTCTTCTACTAAAGATTTTTCTTTTGCCATTTTGCGTGTTGATTTTTTATATATAAATATTACCAATTCCTAAAAAAGTCGTTTTTTGACTTTATTCAGAATTAGTTTTTTTATTTGTATATAAATATTTCCTTTTTTGGGAAAAACAAAAAAGGAGGTCAAAGACCTCCTTTTTAAAATTGATTATTAAATTATTGAAATTTAAATTATTCTATCACCTCATCAATCTTACTTTCAACAATCGCGGTTATTCTCCAATCTTGAGTATAATGTTCGAACACCTTGGTTACTTTTGCTTCTACATCAGTTGGATTATAACCCTTAACCAACTTTTCTTCTTTTTGTTTTTTTACTTTTCCTGATTCTGCGTCAACCATGTCGATGGTAACTCTTGCAATGAAATATTTTTCGTCCATAATAAAATGTTTTTAATATCCTAAATAATCGGATAATTTTTTCATTAAGTCAAGAGATTTGTTTGCTGAAGGTCCAACTTCTCTTTCTGCCCTCATTCTATTTTCTTCTTCTAAGTTCTCCTCAAACTGATGTCTTCCATCGGGTTCTAAGAAAAGATAAGCTCCTGGGGTGGATGGGGATGATACCAAGTCAAAACAAATTAATTCAAAATCATCTTGAACTTCATTTTGTTCCCCAACTTTTTTAAGTGAACCAACCCCTCTTGAAGAGATTCCTAATGTAACACCTTGTCTTAAATAATTTGCAGCTAAATCTCCTTTAGTTGAACAAACTCCTCTTTCATGGAAACCAGGACTTGTTAATAGTTTAAGTTTTCCCATAAGTACAGGTCCGTCCCACCATATATCAGTTATAATATGAGATACTCTATCTAAGTCAATTAAAGATGATTCAGGGTGGTTTAACTCAGAAAGTGATGTACCTTTCTGAATCATCTTTTTGTAGTTTTCAGCTTCTCTTTTTAAAATTCTTTCAGGGTAAATTCTACCGTTTCTATTTGGAGTATTGTATTTTTGTAATACCGCATAAAACTCAAATGGTTTTGAGTAATCCAAAAGATTTTTAGATTCCATGATATATTGATTATTGTCGGTTTTAGGATTTATATATCCTGCATCATACTCAATCAATATCCCTTTTCCTGTTTGGCCAGGCTGTATAATTTGTAAACTC